ACATCTCTGCTTCCCACTAATTCCGCATATCCGATAGGTTGAAGTCTTGTTGAATCATCTATTTTTACATTGTCTGGACTGGCAATCTTCTTAAAGTCGCTTGGTAGAGCAGTCTCAACAACTGTGGGGTTTATTGTCGCCACTTTCAGGGCTTCAGGGTTGGAATAGCTTGAGTGACCTTGTATGGCTATCAAAGCTCTGTTTAAATTTCTGTCCTTAAGCGTAGCTGAAAAAATCTTACTATTAGGATCTATAGAAATATCGTCAGTTACTTGGTCTCTTAATTCTGCTAGTGTAGTTGCCATATATAATATAATTATCTGTAGATAAGGGCCACAAAGCCCCTACAACAAAGGATTAAATAGCCCTTAGTACTTGGTAAGATACGACTTCGTCGTTTCCCGGATCTAAAGCAAAAGTTAAAGAGATTTTATCAACGCCTGATTTTGCTACGCTTAAAGTTGCTTTGTTTGTGCCTTCGTTTGCAAGCTGTGCGAAAACCAAATCTGAAGATAAAACACCTGACAGTGTGATGTCCTCGCTTACTGCTCCGCCAGCTGTTGTGTGTGAACCTGCATATACTACTGCATATGTGATTGAATCACCACCAACAGACAGACTGCCTGTAACCTCTAGGTCTCCTGATACGTCTAAGTTTCTGTTTATTTTTTTTGTCGCTAATGTTGCCATATATATGCAATTAGGAGGGGGTAATACCCACTTACCTTAGTTTTAACCCTAAAAGGGGGCTAATTAAAGCCCCCTGAAAAGTTACGCACCTGCGTTACGTGCTACGTCTAGTCTTACCATTTGGACTGCTCCATCTGAGAATGTTTTCCACTCGTATAGAGATAGTCCCATGACATTTGCCCCAAAGTTACGATTTTCATCTGCAACTTTCATTCTTGGCTTAATTTGGACGATTCCGTCAACTGCTCCACGTTTACCCATCATCAATAGTGAAGAACGTTTTGCTGCAACGAACCCGTCTGTTCCGTCTGTAAGAGTTTCTGCTACACCGATTGACCTACCCTTTGAGTAGATTGTAAGAGTATCCCCTGATGGTGAGTCTACCGCAACAACAGCGGTTGTGAAACGTCTTAAATCGTTACCTGATAAAGCAACTTGAGTTGCTGAAGTTGTCCCTGGTGCATTTAGCAAAGCTTCAAAGCTTGCTCTAGTAGCATCTACATCTGCCCCGATAAGAACGTTACCAGCTGTTGAACCAATTGCTGCCACAAAAGTGAATACTTGAGCATTTCCTCCAATTGTTAGTGTAACAGTGTCACCGTTAGTTGGTTGAGTAGCTAAACTCAAAACTTCTTTACGAGTGTAGTTGTTTGTAACAAACACGTCCATCCCGAACATCCTGAAACTTCTTCCTGAGTATTTGATTCCATCTTTTGAAACAACGTCGCCGAAAGCTGACTCTCTCTCACCGAATTGAGTAACAATAGTTTGGGCTGTGTACGGGTCAATTACTGCAAATGTCCCTTCTGTTGAGTCCACGTTTTCGATTCCTAGAAACTTTTGTAGATTTGAAAAAGCTTCTGATACGTTTGATCCTGTCAAAGAAAGTGCATTCCCTGAAGTACCACCGCCCACAACGCCGTCATCAACTAAGTTTCCTGCATTTACAACTTCGTATAGGAAGTCTGAATCGATAACATTCGCTAAGTCTTTAGCAGCTCTTTTTCCGTAAGATTTTTGTAAAGCAACTGATGATTGAATTTCTTCGATGTTATCTAGACGGATTCTGAAAGCACGCTGGGTTGAAACAACAATGCTTTCGTCTGAACCTGAAACATCTTGCGCATCAATGTCTGCCCCCACTGTGTATTCTCCGATTTCTGTTCTAACTGGTAGAATTCTGTGGAAAGTTGAACCTCTTTTAACAATAGCCTCGGCTCGGAAGTTCGCTAATTGACGGTAAAGTGCTCTTGGTTTGTGTAGAGTTTGTGCGGCATTCGCCCAGAACTCTGCGTTATATACGCTGACTGAATTAGCCATATATTTGGGATAAAATTAATATCCCGCTAAAACTTTGGATAGCTTGATAGCGGACGAGCCTACCACACACCTTGTCCAGAATAGTAATTGTCCCAGTCTTCAGCTGTCCAGTTATTAGTATCACTGCCCATGCTTGGAGTGGTTGCGCTATTTTGGCCCAGCTTAACATTTTTCGTCACGTTGGGTTGACTTGTAATCCCTGCAGATTGAACTATGAATTGGTCTACTTCAGCAAAGCTTTTGCCCTGAAAGTCTGGAGTGTTGGCCAATGACATAATTAATGCTTGACGGCTTTTAGCCGTCGGATTCTGTGAAAAGTAACTTTGAAGCTGTTGTTTTTCTACTTGTTCAGCCTCTAAATCAGCCTTTCGTACAAAACCATGTTTTTGCATATATTTTGCAAGGTATTGGTCTACCTGTTCCTCATCTGAACTTGGCGAAGTCGCCTCGTTTTTAATGGAACCATTGTGAAATTGACGCTCAAGGCCTAGATACATATCCTCTAAATCTTTATCGCTCTTATCTGCAAGGCTGATGACTTCACTTGGTTTAAGTGTTCGACCTTCAACTTTCGAAACCAGATTAGAAACGGAGTCTAGAAGCACGTCTTTGGATTTGAACTTACCTGCGAGAAGTTGTCCCTCATTTGGGGCTTCACTTACCGCCACGCCGATGAGATTGTCCGCTGGGGTCTCATGGCGGGTCGGGTTATGGTTTTCCATATAATTGTCTACGTCAATGGTTAATCGGTGAGTAATAGTTTACTCGATAGGACTACTGTTATGCCCTACGAACATGCTATTTTTGAGTAACCAGTTCTATTCAATTGTAGTATATCACTATATTTTTCCGCCTGCAACTGCACGCGTTAAATCCTCCGGATTATCAAGTGATGGAGACTTGTTTTCTATGATCTCTCGCTCTTGGCCACTAGTTGCCGAAACCCCCTGTTGATCTGACCCTAACAAGGCCAGTAAATCGTTCATATCCTTTTTAATGTATTCTGATATGTCTTTCTTTTCGTAAGTTAGCATCACGTCTTCTAACACTTTGTCCAAGTCAACGTTAACTCCTGACTCTTTAGCATCTTTTGCAATTGTCCAAAGTGACAAAGCCTCTTCTCGTCTATTTTCGACGGAGTCGAAAGAGCTTGACCCCACTTCTACATTGATTGCATATCTTAGCGGTGAATCCTCGAACACTGCCGGTTTTGCCCATTTGAAGCGGCCTTTTCCAAGCCTCCCGATAATAATATCATCTGTTGCATTCTCGGCTAACTTATCAATAATATTGTAAGCAAGCTTGTTAAGCATCTCCTCTATATGCTTCAAAGTGTCCGCATACATGATATTACTCTCGAACATTCTAGCTCTAACACCAGTTGCCGTGTTGGTGAAGCCCTGTGAAGAGTTACCCGCAGAAGTATCCACGGTGAAACTAAGACTCTGCATATCCCTTTTAATCTCATTTTGATTCGCAAAGTATTCTCCAGGGATTGGTCTATATTCTATTTCCTCTAGGCCATTTCTAGCCTGATCAATTCCATTAGTAACAGGAATGATTGCACCAGGAGCGGAAGCACGCGATAAAGCCCTTGGATCAATTCCACTATTAGGGTCCCAGAACCACGATCTATTCAAAGATTGATTGATAGACTGGTTAGCGCTATTAAGTTTGAAATTGTACTCCTCCTCTGCTTGTAGCATTGGCTCTACATAACCTATCCCAAAAGCTTGCTCAGGGTCCTCAAAACATGCCGCACTCTTGATTGACTTCTCAGCTATTGGGTCAAGTTTAATCAACACTTTGTCGTTGACTGTCCAAATCTCATACAACCCCTCTTCACCCTTTTCCGGGGTGTAGTAACCCTGATATTTGCTCACAGTCAAAGTATTCGCCCTTTCTTCTATAGTATCATTGGAATCATTTACGTAAGTGATTTTATATTCTTCTGTGTTGTCGCTCTTTGATTCTAGTTTTATTTTATCTAGATTTAAAATTCCATCCATTGCTCTTAATTCGGTCAAACGCACCTTTTTAGCTATTCTAATGACTCCTGGTGATTCATCCGTTGAACTATACCTTGGATCATAGAGCACCTCCAGTGGGGGGACGTTCTCAAGAAATGGGTGGCTAATCACTCCCATTT